GAAACAATACAGGAGACGTAACAGATTTAGTAAAAATGCGCCAAAGAGCATGGGAACATGATTATTTTACAGCATCCCTACCCTTTGCACAAAAAGGAACAGCAGTAGATATACCAATTGGATCAATAGATTCAGATGTAGCAGTTAATTGGAATCAATTAAACACAGCAGTATCAACTGTAGAATATCAAGCTTATGCAGGTTTAACTATTGGCAATTCACCTGGTGAAGCTACTATAGGAAATCCAAATATGATAGCAAAAACATCAGATTTAGATATACAACCAACAACAATAAATGACTTACGTAGAGCTTTCAGATTACAAGAATGGTTGGAAAAAAACGCTAGAGGCGGAACAAGATACATCGAAAACATTCTAATGCATTTCGGTGTAAGGTCATCAGACAAAAGATTACAAAGACCAGAATATATAACAGGATTAAAAACACCTGTTATTATTTCAGAAGTATTAAACACATCAGCAACAGCAGAAGAAGCCCAAGGTAACATGGCAGGACATGGAGTAGCAGTATCAACAGGAAAATATGGTAATTATTTTTGCGAAGAACACGGATACATTATCGGTATCATGTCAGTAATGCCACAACCTGCATACCAACAAGGAATACCAAAAACATACCTTAAATCTGATCCATTAGATTTCTTCTGGCCTTCATTCGCCCATATTGGCGAACAACCCGTAACAAACAACGAGTTATACGCATATACAGCAACAGCAGAAGATACATTCGGTTACGTTCCACGTTATGCCGAATACAAATATCAAGCTTCACGCGTAGCGGGGGACTTTAGAACAGTATTAGATTACTGGCATCTAGGTAGAATATTTGCTACACAACCAGCATTAAACGACACATTTATAGAATGTACACCTGATCAATGCGAAAGAATTTTCGCAGTACAGGACGGAGAGGACAATTTATATTGTCAAATAATGCACAAAATAAAAGCAGTTAGGCCGATGCCTAAATTTGGAACTCCAAATTTCTAACATGTCAACAAGATGTATAACACCCTACTACAAAAAAATGGAAATAGTGAACGGAGTCACAATGGGCTACGTTCCTTTTCCATGTGGGAAATGCCCACCCTGTCAGAAGAGACGAATATCGGGGTGGAGTTTCCGATTAACAAAACATGGCCAAGTAAGCAACACATCACAATTCGTTACCTTAACATACGACGAATCAAACGTGCCTACAACAGAAAACGGATTACAAACATTACGTAAAACAGATTTACAAAAATTTTTCAAAAGATTAAGAAAATTAACTCATGAAAAAATATCTTACTACGCAGTTGGCGAATATGGAGATAAAACGCAACGCCCACATTATCATATTATCCTTTTTAATGGTAATTGTAACAGCGTTGAGAGCGCTTGGAATCTTAATAATACTACTATCGGTCATTGCCATTTTGGCGATGTTAACGATGCTAGTATTGGGTATACTTTAAAATATATATCAAAAGAAAAACAAATTCCAATGCATCAACAAGACGACAGACAAAAAGAATTTTCTGTTATGTCCAAAGGACTAGGAAAATCTTACCTCACACCACAAGCCATAAAATGGCATAAAAATAAATTAGAAGAACGTATGTATCTTCCATTAAAAGATGGAAAAAAGGCATCAATGCCAAGATACTACAAAGACAAAATGTACAAAGACGGCGAAAAATTCATGATTTCAATACACATGAAACAATTAGCCGAAAAACAAACAGACGACTTATTAAAGGAGATAGGAATCGAGGATTTCGATTTCCATATAGTACAAAGACATTTAAACCAATTTCGTAGAAACAAAAAACAATCATTACAAAGACAAAAACTATGAGAACAATTAAAAACAGCGGTAACGCAACAGACTTTCCATATAAAGGACAAGTCAATAACAAACCATCAGAAACAGTTCCAGATCAAACAATGACAATGCGTGAGATATTAATACGATACGCAAAAGGTCTACCAATAGACGGAGAAAAAACCCCATTATGGGAAGAAGGAGAAGGATATGCAAAAGATCCTGAAACATTAGATTTAGCGGAACGCGAAGAACTGGCAACACAAGCCAGAGAAGAATTACAACAAATCAACGAAAGAATCAAAGCATCAAAAGCTAAAAGCGATGCAAAAAACAAACACAAAATCACCGACGTAGTCGATGAAAACCAAGAGTAAAACGTAAAAACTCTAAAAAACACCACTTTTTAGGGGACGGCTTCGCCGATCCCCGACAAAGTGGAAGGCAAGCGAAGCGCGGCAGAAAAGCACTAATACTACTTGATATATTAGTGCTAATTGACACTAGGTTAAAAAACTAGTGTAAATGAGTAAAATAGGACGCGAAGGTACGACAAGGACGACTACACGAATAACACAAAAAAAACGACCTAGAGTCAATTAAAAACATAAAAAAAACAAAAAAATGGGAGTACCATTAGAACTACCAAAAATAGCAGCAGCAACAGCAACAGGTGGAATACCTGCAGGAGCAATAACAGCTGCAACATCAATTGCAAACCTAATATCACAAGGTGCAATGAATAGAAAAACACGCAAGTGGAACGAAGCGATGTACGGAAAACAACGAGAGGACGCTTTAGCGGACTGGGCAAGAACAAACGAGTATAACTCACCATTACAACAAATGGCACGATTAAAAGAAGCCGGACTATCACCCCACCTTATATATGGTGGTGGCGCAAATTCAATATCACAACCCGTACGATCAACAGACACAAAATCATGGTCGCCTAACGCACCACAAATAGATGGCGGCCAAATAGTATCCCAATACTTTGGGGTACAACAACAACAAAACGCATTAAAAATACAGGAACAACAAATAGCTGGATTAAAACTAGATAATAGTTACAAAGAACAAACATTACCCGATAGAACAGAAACACCTAGTATAAATAATGCAAAAATATTACAACAAACAGATAACATCATGGAAGCAACCAAGATGAACAGATTAAAACAATCATTACAAGCAGGAGAATTTGATAAATTACAACAAGAAGTAAAACAACTTGTAACAAATAACCAATACAATGGATTAAACCAAGCAGTAAAATATAAAATAAATGGATTTTTATCAGATCAAATAGAATTAATAAATAAAGGACTAGTAAGTAAAAACAACATAACAGCCATAGAAGCAAAATGGAAACAACAAATAGATGAATTCGTTGGCGCCGCTGGCCCAATCTCATCATCATTATTAAAAATATTAGTAACTGCAATGGCAAGATAACCCCTAGGGTAGGGGATTAAAACAAAATATCAAATAAAAACCATAACTTACTGATACATACTTAACTGTATGTTAATTATAAGCAAAACATTATGTTAAATAGAATTATAAACAATTAAAAATCAACCACATGGCCTACCGTAAACGTAGTAAAAGCTACAAAAAAAGAGGAACTTACTCAAAAGGAAAAACTAAAAAGCTACGCACTTACTTTGTTAGTCGTGGCGGAATCCGTCTTTAATTCACAAAACTTATCAACAAAAATTACACAAAATGGGAAAAAACATCTTCAACTCGGTACAAGTAGAAAAACCGAAAAAAAACGTCTTTGACTTAAGTCATGACGTAAAAATGTCCATGAAAATGGGCAACTTAACACCAGTACTAGTAACTGAATGTGTACCAGGCGACAGCTTTCAAATAGGCTGCGATAGTCTTATTAGATTCGCCCCTATGGTCGCACCGGTCATGCACCGCATGGACGTATCAGTACACTACTTCTTTGTACCAAACAGATTAACATGGGATAACTGGGAAAAATATATAGTAGACGCAAACACCCCTAACCCATTACCATACATAAATTACACAGACGACTTTACAGATGATCAAAAAAAATTCCTAGATTATATGGGAGTACCCCCAAACACAGGAACAGGAATAACACAAGCTCTAAACGCTTTACCAATAGCAGCATATCAAGCAATATATAACGAATATTACAGAGACGAAAACCTTGTAACAGAAGTCGACTATACATTAGCAGACGGAAACAATACAGGAGACGTAACAGATTTAGTAAAAATGCGCCAAAGAGCATGGGAACATGATTATTTTACAGCATCCCTACCCTTTGCACAAAAAGGAACAGCAGTAGATATACCAATTGGATCAAT